GCCAAATTCTCACGTCCGCAATACCAAAGTTCGAAGTTGTGTGGACGGGTGGGGGAAAAACCAAAGCCGCCATGAGACTGTCAGCGAATCATCGCGAGTGCGTCTCTGTCGCTCGCTCAGAGCGTAGCATATTGCACCAAATGTGGGCAAGTTAGATTTATGGCAAGACCGCGTAAACCCACGGCTTTATTGGAACTTAACGGCGCGTTCCGGCATGACCCGCAGAGGACGCGCGTAGATCCGGAAGACGATCGCCCGTTCGGTGATCCGCCAGAGGATTTGACTCCGGAGCAGGTTGTCCAATGGCACAGGATTGTGCGCGGGGCAATCGAGGGCGTCTTAAAGTTCTCTGATCGAATTTCCGTCGAATGGGCCGCCGAGCTTCTCGTTAAGAAGAAAATCGGCGCGGCCTCATCCGCTGAACTTACAATTCTGCGCGGTTTATTGAATGCCTTCGGCATGGACCCCAGTGGAAGAGCCAAACTCAGCATCCCGAAGAAAACAGCCAAGAACGAGTTCGCCGACCTCGCGGAAGAAGCCCGCGGCTCGGGCGCAAAGCCGAACTGAATTAAAAGCTTATGCTCCGTGGCCAGAGATGGCCGGGTCTATCTACATGCAAAGGGTCCAACGTAATAGTCCCCTGTCAGATGGGCCGATGTCCTCGTAACTGAGGCGCGGGGCCCCTTATCATTGCCAGTCCGCAAGTCAGTAAAGCCCCCGCCTGAATCCTCCGCTCCCGCCTTCACCCATGCCGCCATTGCCAACCAGTACGCGCGGGATGTTGTCTCCGGGCGAGTGGTCGGCTGCAAATGGGTCAAGGCTGCATGTCAGAGGCATCTTGACGATCTGGCGCGTGCCCGGGCGGGATGGCGTTACTACTTCGACGAGTCAAAAGCCAATCATGTCTGCCGCTTTATCGAGAAACTTCCGCATACGAAGGGCGATTGGGCCAACCGGTCGGAGCGCATCAGCCTCCAGCCATGGCAATGCTTCATTCTGTGCGTGCTGTTCGGCTGGCTCAAGGCTGCGACCCGGACGCGGCGATTCAGCCTCGCTTACATCGCAGTGCCGCGCAAGGACGGAAAATCGGTTCTCGCCGGCGGGATCGGCGTTTACATGTTCTGCGCCGACGGGGAATTCGGGGCTGAGGTTTATTCCGGCGCGACGACCGAGAAGCAGGCGTGGGAAGTGTTCCGGCCTGCGCGCCTCATGGTCGAGCGCACCCCGGCGCTTAAGGAAGCCTTTGGAATCACTGTCGGCGCTAAGAGCATGTTTATCACTGGTGATGGCTCACGTTTTGAGCCAGTCATCGGAAAGCCAGGCGACGGCGCGTCCCCGCATTGCGGCATCGTCGACGAATACCACGAGCACGATTCAGACGTTCTTTTCGACACGCTGCGCACTGGCATGGGCGCGCGCAAGCAACCTCTTTTGCTCGTCATTACGACCGCTGGCGATAACCTCGCTGGCCCCTGCAAGGCGCTCCAGGAAGACCTAGAGAAGGTCCTGCAGGGATCGGTTGAGCGTGATGAGTTCTTTGGAATCGTTTACACGATCGACGCCGATGACGATTGGACCTCGGAGGCGGCACTCCGTAAAGCGAACCCCAACTTCGGCGTTTCCGTATTCGAAGACTTCCTCAAGACCGAGCAGCGCAATGCAGTCGGAAACGCACGGAAACAGGGCGTTTTCAAGACCAAGCACCTCAATGTCTGGGTCGGCGCGAACAATGCGTACTTCAACCTACAGCAGTGGATTGAACTCAAGGACGTGTCTCTCGACCCTCGAGAGTTCCGCGGGCTGCCGTGCATCGTCGCCTTCGATATCGCGACAAAGAAAGACATTACGGCCCGGGTTGCAGTATTCCGCAAGCCGATAGACCGGAAAGACCATTACTACGTGTTCTCGACCTTCTACCTGCCCGAGGCCCGCGTGATGCAGCCGGAATTCCAGCACTACCAGAAGTGGGTTCACGACGGGCACCTGACGGAAACTGCCGGCGCGACGCTCGACTTCGAACGGTTTCAGTCCGAAACCATCGACGAGATTCAGCGGTTGCGCGCGACCGAGTTCTGCTTCGATTCCTGGAATGCTACGCAGCTCGCCGAGAACGTTGCGCGGGGAACCCGGGCGACAGCGATCGATGTCCCGCAACAGCCGCGGCACCTCAGCGACCCGATGAAGCAACTCGACGCGCTGATAGCCGACGGCCGGATTCATCACGACGGAAACCCCGTGCTGACTTGGATGATCGGCAACGTGGTAGCGCATACCGACGCAAAGGATAACGTGTTTCCGCGAAAAGAGCGAGACGAAAGCAAAATTGACGGAGCGCTGGCGCTGATCATGGCGCTCTCGCGCGCGGTTGTGACTGCGAGCGCGGGCGTGGCCTACACAGGTCTGCGGAGCGTGGGCTAAGTGTCCTTTAGAGGCGCGATTGCCGCGCTGTTTGAACATGAAGCGCCGCAGACGCTTGGGCTGAAGAACCTAAGCTTTGGCCTGATCGAGAACCCAGGATGGTACGAGCGGCACGGATTCCGGCAAATCGCGTCAGCCCTCGGATGGGGCAACCAATCGTGGTCGGGCGAAAACGTCAACATCCATACCGCGCTGAACCACTCGGTGGTGTGGGCGTGCAACCGCATCATCAGCGAGACGGCGGGATTCTTGCCATGCGTCATGATGCAGCGCTCGGGCGACAAGACCGGGACGCAGGCGGAGCGCCGGCAGGCCGACGGGCACCCGATGTACGACGCGCTGAAGAATGCGCCGAACACGGATATGACCGCCATGGGGTTCAAGGAAACTCTGACCTCCCATGCGGTGCTCCGCGGCAACTCCTATGCGCAGATCGCGCGACGCAGCGGGACGGGTGTGGCCATGGAGATGTACCCAATCCATCCGGAGCGGGTGACCCCGGCGCGCAACGCAGCGGGCCAACTGGTCTACGTCGTCAAGGATGGCAATGCCGCAGAGAAATCGTTCACGGTGCAGCGCGGCAAGCCGCACGACATCTTCCACATGCGCGGGATCGGCGACGACGGGATCGTCGGCTACTCGGTGCTGCACATGGCGCGGCAGTCCATCGGCACTGCGCTGGCGGCCGAAAAGAATGTAGGCAACTTCTACGCCCGCGGCGGCCGGCTTCCCTATAACCTGAAGCTGGTCGGGCAGGACTTCCGCACCGATGAGGATTTCGAGAAGTTCAGAACGGATTGGGAGCGGATTTACGGGCAGCCACACAAAGCGCCGATCATCCCGACCAACATCGAATACCAGACCACTGGCCTGTCGCTCAAGGATCAGCAGTTGCTCGAGTCGCGGCTGTTCGGCATTCACGAGATTTGCCGCTGGTTCCTGGTTTCCCCGCATCTTGTCGGCGATCTGAGCCGCGCAACGTTTTCCAACATTGAGCAGTTGGCCCTCGAATTCGTGAAGCTCACGATGGCCACGTGGCTGACGCGGTGGGAGCAGGAGCTCTGGCGCTGCGTGCTGACGCCCGAGGAGAAGACGCAGGGCTATTTCTGGCGCTTCAATCTGAATGCGCTCCTTCGCGGTGATTTCGCGACCCGCATGGCCGGTTACGCGACCGCCCTCAATAACAGTTGGATCAACCCCGACGAGGTTCGCGACCTCGAGGATATGAACCCGATTCCGAATGGCGCCGGCCAGGCGTACCACATCCAAGGTGCCCAGGCGACACTGCCGGGCACGGGTGAACCGGTCGGGCTGCCACTCGCTAAGCCGGCATCGCAGCCGCAGCAAGATTTGATCGTCGACAGCTAGGAGATTTCCCATGAAAACGAAACAGCAGATCCCCTTCGAAATCAAAAACGTCTCGGAAGAGGGGACCTTCGAAGGTTTGCTATCGCCCTATGGAACCGTCGACGGGGTCGGCGATGTAGTGGAGGCTGGTGCCTACACGAAGACGCTGAAGGAAGGTGGCAACACCCGCCCGCTCCTCTGGCAGCACAAGACCGATGTCCCAATCGGCGAATTGACGCTCGACGATCGCGCGGACGGCCTCTGGTGCAAGGGAAGCCTCCTGATGACCCTGCCCGAGGCGCAAAAAGCGTATCTGCTACTGAAAGCCGGCATCGTCAAGGGACTCAGCATCGGCTTCTCGACGATCCGCGATGCAGTTGACGGCGGGGTGCGCAAACTCAAGGAGATCAAACTCTACGAGGGCTCGGTGGTGACCTTCCCGGCCCACGAAGGCGCGTTGATCACCAGCGTTAAGAAACTCCGCGAAACAAAGGGCGACTTCAACGAAGAGTTGGCCGAACAGCAACTTTGCGACGCGCGGTACCAGATGTTGCAGGCGCTGTCCGCCGCGATCACAACTCTGCTGTGGAGTGACCTGTCCCGCGACGAAAAGATCACGGCATCGGAAACGGTGATCTCCCAGTTCGCGCAAGCGTTCCGCGATTTCCTGCCGGCCTATCTCGACATGATGAGCGAGATGTACGGCCCGATGGAAACCTGGAGCAAGAAGCGCTTCGAAACCAAATCCGGCCGCATGATCAGCGCGGCCAACAAATCGACTTTACAGATGGCGCACGAGCACATGAAGAGCGCCACTGACCTGATTTATCCACTTCTCGATTGCGACGCCGAAGACGGCACGTGCGAAGACAGCACCGACGGAATCACCTCGAAATCGAAAGCCGGACCCCCCGAAACAAAGCCCGCGCCGGATCTTGCGATCCACTCGGCATTGCTCGACGGCCTCATCGACCAGATGAAGGCACTCCACAACTAAAAGGAATACCGACATGGAAGTTAAAGATCTCGAAGTAAAAATCAATGACCTCGCCGGCCTAATCGTCACTCACCAGAAAAAGGCCGACGAGGAAGTAAAACTCCACGGCACGATGCTTGCCGAAACGAAAACGCAGTTCGAAAAGCTGCAAAAACAGTACGACGAAATCGACCTGAAACTCGCCGACCAGAAGCGCTCCGCTCCCGAGCAGGGCAAGTCGATCGTCGAGACTCTCAAGGAGCAAGACGACCTTGGCCGGCTGGTAGGCACCAACAAAAAGGGTCGCGCCAGCTTTACGCTTTCGGCAGCCCAGACCTCTGAGGTGATGGAGCAGAAGACCATCATCAGCGGCGGTTCCGGTTTCGGCCTCGCATCGGGCGGCGTAATGCCTATCGAGCGTCTCCCTGTGATCGTTCCGGAAGCGCGGCGCAAGCTCCGAATTCGACAACTGTTGAACGCCCGCCCGACCCAGAGCCCGTTAATCTATTATGTAAAGGTTTCGACGCCCATGGGCCTCGCCTCCATGCAGGTTGAAGGTAGCGCGAAGGCGGAAACCACGGTCCAGTTCACGACCGCATCGGCAGCCGTGCAGACCCTCGCCGTATTCATCAAGGCGTCGCGCCAGGTGCTCGACGACTTCACTGAGCTCGACGGCTTCATTCGCTCGAGCCTGCCTTATTACGTCGGCAAGGCCGAAGATCTGCAACTTCTGTCCGGTTCCGGCACTGGTCAGGATCTTAACGGCATGGTGACTCAAGCCTCCGCGTTCAACGTCGGGCTGCTGTCGGCGTCGGCTGGATATCAACGCATTGACCAACTCAGTGCGGCCATCGAGCAGGTTGACATCATCGACGAGGTATCGCCGACCTTCATCATCCTCAATCCGCGCGACTGGTGGGCGATCGTCCGAACGAAGGATGGCTTCGGTAAGTACCTCGTCGGGGACCCCACATCCGACTCGCTGCCGACACTATGGAATCGGACTTTGGTATCGACAACTGCCATGCCCGCTGGAACCTTCCTCGTCGGTAATGGCGACCCCGCCGCTGTCGAGATCCGCGACCGCATGGAAATGCAGATCGACATCAGCAATGAGGACGTTGACAACTTCGAAAGGAACTTGGTGACGATCCGAGCTGAAAAACGGCTGACCTTAATTGTGTCCCGTCCGCAGGCGTTCATCACGGGCACCTTCGCCACTTCGCCGGCAGGCCTCTAATCACAATAATGGGCCGTTCTTAAACGAGCGGCCCACGCTGCAAGCCAATTCATAAACAAGGAGTCTTCATCAATGGAACCAGTAACTTCAGGCATCCAAGGCACCGCCGTGACCGCAGTCAAGGTCAATGGCGTCCACAAAACCATCACCGGGCCCGTAACCGGCTTCGCTCTGCATTCGCTCGCAGGCTTCCCCGACACCCTCACGGGCGGCGGCAAGACTGTCGAGAAGACCAATGAACCCATCAAAGTCGAACAGGGCACGGAGTTCGTCGCCGAGTACGGCAGTGGCCACGGCCTCGACAGTCCGCACCCGGTAGAACCCAAGGGCAGGGCGCCCGAAAAGCCCGAGCCCATCGTGTCGCCGCAACTTCAACCTCCGCCGGCGTCGCTCCCCAAGCCGTAACGCTCGTCGGATACGGGTGGCCTTTACTCCTCCTGAATAGGCCGCCCGTCTTTCACCCAAACCTTATGAAACTCGTAGCACGCAGACAACTCGCATTTACTGAACTCGGCGTCATCGCGCCAGGCCAAACCTTTGAGATTGCGGACGACACCGCGCGGCAACTGATCGCCGTCGGGACCGCCGTACGCCAGGAAGCCCCGCGCGTAATGTACGACACCAAGGTAGTCACGCCCGAAGCTCCCGAGGTGAGCCCGCGGCAACCCTTTCGTGACGTGCCTGTGCCTGACTCGCAACCGGAGGAAGTGGCTCCCGACGGCGATTCAGTGCTTTCTGGAGCAGACGTACACACCTCGCGAACTTTTAATACTGGCGGACGGGGAAGACGTTCGCGATCTGGTACCGAATGACGATCGGATTCGCTACGTCCACATCGAGGAAGGGCACCAGATTGGCGACAAGCGCAACTTTGGTTGCGATCTCGCGCAAGGTTCGGTCATCGCTCATTGGGACGATGACGACTTTTCCGCGCCTGACAGGCTGGCTGACCAGATCGGCCGAATGGTCGACAGCGGCAAAGCCGTCACGGGCTACAACCAGATGCGCTTCACCGACGGCGCAAAGTGGTGGCTGTACTCGGGCACCGGGAATTGGGCGCTAGGCACTTCGCTCTGCTATCGCAAGGACTGGTGGAGCGGCTTTAAGTTCCCCTCGACGCACATCGGCGAGGACATGTTTTTTGTGACCGGCGCGGCCCAAGTAAAGCAATTGACCTGGGCCGAAGCTGGCGATCTGATGTACGCAACGATTCACCCGGGAAATACCAGTCCACGCACGATGGACCGACGCTATCAGGCACTCTGAAATGTTCCTACCTCCCTACGGCTCGATTTACGGCGGCTACGGCTACGACAGGTATGGTCCGCCGCGGACGTTACGGCTTTCCGTCACGAGTCCGCCACAGGCATTCACCGCCGAGCCGATAACGGTCGATGAGGCCGCGGCGTTTCTGGTGCTCGATACTCCCCTGTCCGACGAAGATACCGCGGAGTTGTCGCTGATGATTTCCGCCGCGCGCGAGTGGGCGGAAGGCATTCACAACAGGGAACTTGTCGTCAAGTCCTGGGACTTGGCGATGGACTTCTGGCCTGCATGGCAGGTCGAACTGAAGTCTCGGCTGATCGGCGTAGACCTCGTGCAGTACCGCGATTCAACCGGCGCATTCACGACGCTGACGCCCGACACGGATTACATCGTCGACACCATGAAGGAACCGGGACTGCTGATGCCGCCATACACCCACGTGTGGCCGTCCTTTACCCCGTGGCCGACATCCGCGATTCTCGTCCGCTTTCGCGCTGGGATGACCAACGACGATCCGTTCTGGACTGGAGCCGATGGCGCGCGAATCAAGATCGGCATGCGGCAGTTGATCACGCTCTGGTACACCCGCCGGCTGCCGTTCGAGCGGCGCGACTCCGGAAACTCGCTGATCCCCTACGAAGTCACGGCATGCTTATCATTCGGTCGCCGGGAGACGCTGTATTGAGACTTACCGACCAATGGCCAGGAATTGACCCCGGCGAACTGCGCCATCGGATCACATTTCTTTCGCAGTCGCTCGTCGGGCCGATCGGGCCGAGTGGCACCGAAGAGAAATGGTTTACCTCGAGCCCTCCGCTCGTCAAGCGCGCCAAGATCCAGTACCTCAACGCGAGAGACAAAGTGGCCAATGGGCAGGATATCGGGCAGGTTCTCGCCGAGTTCACAATTCGCTACGACCGAGCAATCACAAGCCAAATGCGACTCCAGACGGCCAACCAGTACCCGAACGGCGGCTATTGGGTGATCGAGGAAATGATCAACCCCGGCGAGATGAACCTGTGGCTCGTGATGACGTGCAGCCAGTTGGGAGCGGACAGAGCGACAGCATGAACGGACTCACGGTAGTTATCCCGAGCCGCAACCCAGTAAATCTGATGGCTTGCCTTAAGGCCGTAAACGCCAACGACCCAGCCGCGCGCCTGATGGTTATCGATGATGGAATCGCCGACTCTCCCGACTGGAATACCATACCTGTGCGGCACTTCTCTGATCCGATTCCAGAGGATGAGAAATTTCTCAGCCTTCAAGATCCGTCACGCTGGATTCAGGGCGTAAAGCCTTTCGTCTACGCGCGCAACTGCAATCTCGGAATCAAGGCGGCCGGCACGGACGACATTCTGCTTTTAAATGACGACGCGCTACTGTGCTCCCCCGGCGGCTTCTCGCTGATGCAGCAGCAAGCCTACGCCCATCCGCTGTACGGAATCATCTCGGCGACGTGCAACAATGTGGGCAACGTCAACCAGCATCCGACAGGCCAGCATTACCCTGAAGACCTCGTGAGGCCGATGCTGCGATCTGAGCCGCGCATGATTTGCTTCGTCGCCACGCTCATACCCCGGCGAACCATTGATAGCGTTGGCCTGCTCTGTGAGGAATTTGTCGGCTACGGATTCGAGGACGATGATTATTGCGCGCGCGTTCGCAAGGCTGGCCTGAAGATCGGCATCTTCGAGGGTTGCTTTGTAGATCACTCGCGGCTCAAGAGCACCTTTCGCGGCGAAAGATACCCCGTCGCGGGCTTTCGGCACAACGAGCAGATTTATCAGCGCAAGGTAGCCAGTGGAGAGTACAACCAGGCCAATAATATTAGCTATCCTCCGCTGTCCGTATATGACCCGAGGCGTAATTAGGGCGCCTCTACCCCCTAATAACAACAGGCAGTTTTTGACC